AGGCGAAAGCGTTCCTGACAAAGCAGAAAGAAAACAAATCCTTGAGGATTATAAATAAAGAACTTAAATTTGACTTAATGGAAATATAAAAAAGTGCATTCGTGCTCTACTCAAAGAGCTTTAAGCACACCGAAAGGAGTAAACTATGGGAGATATTAGGCGTTTTACAGTACAAACTTCACAAAATGTAGCACTTGGACAAGGTGGTACATCCTTCGTTAAATCAGGCGGAACAGCCATAACTACACAGAATATCGTTGCTATTACAATTATTGAAGATGCTACATTTAGCACACTAAACAGTGCTAGCACTTTTGCAGGTGTTGACTCTGCTGGCGTTGAGGGCAGTGCTATTGATAACACTCTTACTTTTCCTGCTGGTGTAACTATTTACGGTGGATGGACAGATGTAACTGTTAGTGGTGGTTCAGTTATCTGTTATCACGGATAACTTATGCTAGGATTAGGTAGCATTGTAGGCAAAGCAAGCGGAGCTCTTTCCTCTTTCATTAAAGATGGGCTTAAACTTTACATGCCTTACAGCTCTTCTAAAGAAGTTAAGTTTGTAGGGAAAGGTAGTACATTATTTGATGGCTCTAATGACTATATAGATTGTGGAAATCCAAGTAGCATGCTTGATGACTCCGTAGGCTCTATTTGTTTGTGGGTTAAATCTACTGCTACAGGGAGTATTGATATAATATTTTCAGGCAGTAATGATGGAGATGCATCAAGTGATTTAACTATTGCAAAAAATGCTTCTGAAAAACTATGGATTTTTGTAAGAGATGATGACAGTTATAGTCTTCAGTTTACAAGCACGGATTCTCTTGAACAAAATAGGTGGTATCACATTGCTTTTGTTGTAAGCTCTTCAGGTAATGCAATATATATAGATGGAAAAGTTGCAGGGGGAAGTTATGGCACAGGAAGTGCTTCTACTCAAAAATGGTTTAGTGATGTTGGGGGAGCTGATACGCTATTAATAGGCTCAAGAGAAGATAGCAGTGGTGTAGAAAATTATTATTGGGAAGGTAGTCTTAAAAATATAGGTGTGTGGGGTAGAGCTTTATCTGCTACAGAAGTGCATAATATAATGTATAAAACTTGGTATGAATTATCAGGGACTTTAAAGCAAGGGATTATATCTTGGTGGGCTTTAGATGATATAGATTCGTATAGTGTAACCTCTTTATCGGCGACACAAGCAGTTCATATTCTTGATTTGGCTGGAGATAATACAGTGATTTCTGGATGGGCTAGCACTGGTGCTACATTTCAAACAGGGCTTTACGGTGGATTAACCCCACTTATCCCAAGAGGTGTAGATAATGCACCAATAGTACAGGCAGATGCTATAGGTACAGGGTATGCTACATTTAATGGTAGTAGTGATTATATAAATGTAGGTGCAGGTATTCAATCTACTTTTAATAATTCTTTTACATTAATGGCTTGGATTAAGTCTGATGTAGGTGACCCAAGTACTACAGCTGATACTATTATGGGAACTATTAATTCAACAGCTGAAGATAGTATTTATCTTAGATTAGATACATCTCAAAAAATAGAATTAGTGTATTTTGGAAATAATGATTCTGTTTCATCTAAGACAAGTGCGATTGTTTTTGCTGCTGGAGAGACAGAATGGACACATGTAGTAGTTACAGTCACTAACCCTAATACTGGTTCATCTACTATAGGAAATGCCCAGATATTATTTTATATTGATGGAGTTTTAACAGCATCTGATGAAGGTGGAGGTGGAGCTGCTGATATATCAGAAGCAAATTTTGAAGCCTATTCATCATCTGATGACTTTGTAATTGGAGCAAGAAACGACCAAGATGGTGGGGCTGTAGATGATTTTTGGGATGGTAAGATGAAAAATGTAGGTGTATGGTCATCTGCTTTAACAAAAGTACAGATACAATCTATAATGGAAAAGACTTATTCAGAACTTACATCAAGTGAAAAGACTAATCTTGTAAGCTGGTGGGGATTGGATAGCACAGAAGGTACAAATGCATTATTTGTAAAAGATGAGCATGATATTACTGTAGGGAGCAATATACTTACAGGGACTTGGAGTGCTTCAGGTAATTGGTCTGAGAGTGAAGGTACTATATCTACGACAAGTGAAACGAACACAATGATGCAAACAAGCTTGCTAACAGATGCGAGAATTTATAAAGTTAGCTATACTGCAAATGTTACATCAGGGAGTTTTAAAGTTTATGTAGGGTCAGGAGCGACAGGAGCTACTATTACTTCAAGTGGAGATTATGTAGAATATATGAAATGCTCAGGTTCTACTCATTTTTACTTTGATGGTGTTAGTTCTTTTACAGGAAGTATTTCAGATATGTCTGTTCAGTTAGTTAATGGTAACTATGGAGAATTGAAATAATGGCTACTACAATAACAACATTAACAGAAAATTTTGCTGCTTCTCTACCTCAGAAGAAAGGTGACCCACCAAACTTTGGTACAGTTAAGTCAGGTAGAGCATTAGCCTTTGATGGGGCAGTAGATTATCTTAATACAGGGTATGTAGCAAAGACTGAAGGAATAACAAATACTATAACAGTTGCTTGTTGGATAAAAACTACTGATGTAACTGCTGATTATCAATGGATATGGAATTTTTATGAAGATAATAGTAAGGGATGGGGACTAAACATAAGTGATGAAAATGGTTTATTAAAAATCTTGGAAGATATAGGTGGAGATGATAATGAACTTTATGATGCTACTATTGTTAATGATACTTGGTATAGAGTAGTAGTTGTAATGGATGATTTAGTACAAAAATTATATGTAAATGGTTCTTTATCAGGTAGTGGAACTACTTCTGCTCCTGATGGACTTGATTCATTTACTTCAACTTTATCTATAGGTTCAAGAACAGGAACAACATCTCCTTGGGCTGGAAGTATGTCAGACTTTCAAATATGGAATACTGCTTGGAGTTTAGCAGATGTAACAAATGATTATAGACATCCAGAGATGTTAGCACATACTTTCAGTGGTACATCTTTAACAGAATCTAATCTAAAACTTTGGTATCCAATGACTGAAGGTAATCCTGAAAGTCCTCAGACAACTATATTTGATGGTAGTCCTAAAGTGTTAGGTAGTGAACTTACAACTAATGGAGACTTTGAGACAGGAGATTTTACAGGATGGTCAATAGCAGTAGATACATCTGAAGTTACTGACCATGATGGAGTAACAAATGTTGCTCATTTTATTGAGGATGGTCTTAATCGAGGGTGTTATCAAAGTAAACTTGTAGCAGGTAAAGTATATAAAGTAGAATTTGATTTAAAAGTTATAAGTGGTGCTGTTTATTTAGGTCATAGCACAAGTTTTGTTACTGGTTCAGCATTAAGTCCATCAACGTGGACAAGTTTTAGTGGTTATTATACTGCTATTGACGAATATCTTAGATGTTATTCTTATGGTACTGCTTCACATGAATGGTATGTGAAAAATATATCATATAAAGAAGTCCAAAGAGGCAATCATGCTACATCTGTCTTTTATGGAGATGAGTTAATAACATCTGATTATGCTGATAATGGAACATTTACTAATGATAATGGTAATTGGGCTGTTTTAGACCCTGAGAGTACAAGTGGTGTGTCTATATCATCTTGGAGTGGTACAGCTGGTAATGGTTTGAATGGTGGTTTAACTGTAAATACATCTGATACTTCTACAGAAATTCAAGGTGTACAATTAGGTACAGGTTATTTAGATACTATAGTAGCAGGTAAAACTTATAGAGTTTCTATTGATATGAAATCATCTCATGCTACTGCTACTGATGATTATGTAATTGGTCTGGGTGGAGCAGTATCATCAGCATTTAATATAACAACAAGTTATGTTTCTTATACTAAAGATATAGTTGCAGCTTCTGATGCAGCATTACTTGTATATAATACTAATAATGCCTCTGGAAGAATGTGGTATATAGATAATGTATCAGTTAAGGAAATAGGTCTATCTGACCAAAGTACTGCAATGGGACAGGAGACTATCTTTCAACCTGTTTTTGTAGGACAGAGTAGAAAGAAGGTGTTTGGAGATACTGCTACTTATGCTGAGATTACAACTGATATAACTGATATAAATGATGGAAAAAGTATTTCTTTGTGGTTTAACCCTCAAAATGAAATACCAGCATCAAGTGCTTCTTATTATGGTGTTCTTATAGGTTCTAATAACACCAATAGTAATATTCATATCAATAGTGCTACTCAGATTCAAATGAGAGATGATACAAGTGGTGTTGAATTTACTTGGGATGTACCTACAATGTCTGTTGGTGAATGGTATCATATTGCAGTAGTTTTTGATGATGATAGATATTATACACTTTATCTTAATGGTTCTTTTATATCTAAGGAAGATAATGATGCATTTTCAGGTTTAAATGTAGATAGAATAGGTGGTAGTTCAGGTGGTGCAGAATTTCAATTTGATGGTATTATAGATGAAATAAGTTATTGGACTAAAGAACTTACACAATCAGATGTTACAGAAATGTATAATGATGGAGTTCCTTTAGATTTGCTTACTCATTCTTCTACTTCAGATTTAGTACATTATTGGAGAAATAATAATCTTCATACAGATGGTAAATGGAAAGATTTAAAAGGTAGCAATAATATAACCTTTTGGAAAACCAATGACTATGAAGCTATCTTCCCTGAAGGTACAACAACTGATAGAGATATTAATGGGTTCTTCTTAACTCATCCTAATAAGAATTATCTGTCTTTAGATGGAAGTGCTAATATAACCATTCCTGATAGTCCTGTATTACAATTAGGTAATGGAGATTTTTCAATAGAATTTTGGTTAAAAAGACATCATAAGGAAAGCACAGTATATATAATATCTAAACAAGAAGATTCAAGTAATTATTGGAATATAAATCTTCAAAAATGGGGAGATTTAGAATTTGTATCTGCAATTAGTGGTTCAATTAAAATACAAGCAAGATTTGATAAAGATGCTCATGATTATCAACATGTTGGAGAATGGCATCATTATATATTTACAGCAGAAAGAGAAGCATCAGTTGCTTCTACAAAATTGATATGGTATTTAGATGGGGAAGTAGCTACAGGTGGTGATGGTTCAGTATCAAGTGATAATTATGAAGTTAGAACAAATACAGTAGATTCTATAGATGTTGATTCTGATATTAGTATAGGAAGTCAGGTTGCATCTAATACAACTGGGTATCCTCCTACAGATGTAAGTTTAGATGATATTAGAGTATATAAAAAAGTATTAACACCTGCTGAAGTTCTAAAGAATTATAGGCATGGTTCAGGAAAACATAAGGATTAGATATGGATAATAATGCATTTTCAAAGATGTACTTTACAGTTACAAAGGATATGCTAAATACACCCTTAGAAGGTGCGTTGCTAGACAAATACAAACAACCTATATATGATGATGAAGGTAATAAGACAGGTGATACTACTCCTACTTGGGGAGATGTTATTATGATGCTACCTCATAGATATGGTCTTCAATGGAATACTTCAGGTTCAGCAGCTGCGAAACTCTGCTTGATTAGAGATACATGGAGTTGTAAGAACGGAGAAATGTCAGCAATGCTAGCACTGGGTGCTGGGAAACCTTATCCAAGAAGAACTGTAATGACAAACGCAGAGGCGAGGGAATTATTAAAAACAGACAAGTTTACAGCAAGCGAATAAGAGCCCCTTATAGATGGTATTCATCTTATGGGCAAATTTTAAAATACTATCAACCAAAGGGAGTGGTTTATATTGTTAACTAAATTTGATGAGATTATAGAAAAGGTGCTAGAACACGAAGGGGGTTATGTAAATGACCCAACTGACAGAGGGGGCGAGACTCGGTACGGCATCAGTAAAAGGGCATACCCAGATGAAGATATTAAAGAACTTACAGTTGAGAGAGCTAAAGAGCTTTATAAAAAAGATTATTGGGATAGGTATAGAATTGATTCTTTTCCTGACCGTATTCGCCATATTCTCTTTGATATGTGCGTTAACATGGGTGGTCGCCGTGCTGTTAGAATTTTGCAAGAAGCTTGCAACTCTAAAAACGCCGATAAAATAGACGAGGATGGATATATCGGCAATGCTACTATCAATGCTAGCACACGAATTGAAGATTTTAGGCTTCGTGCTTTTAGAGTAATGTTTTATGCTGAGCTGGTAATGAAAAAACCAGAGCAAATGAAATTTTGGGTAGGTTGGTTTAGAAGGAGTTGTGAGGTATGATGAAATTTGAAAAGTCTTGGTCTATGGGCAATGCTATAACTTTATTGGTGCTAATGGGCAGTATGTTTACTCAATTTGGCATTACATCTCAAGAGGTAAAGTCTGTTAAGGAGACTGTTATTGTGCAGTCAGTAGATATTAAAGGCAATGCAGAGAAAATAGTAAAGCTTGAGAAGAAACAGCTCACTCTTGAAAGAGATGTTGAATATATTAAAAAATCTAATGAGCGTATGGAAGTCAAAATTAATAAACTTTTAGATAAGTTTGATATTATAGATTAATGGATGTTAGTGCTTTACTTACAGAACATGGTCTTGCAGTTGTAATAATATTTGCTCTGTTTGTTGGTATTGCTTACTTTGGTAAGTGGTTTCTTAATATCTATACTCATAAGCTTACTACTCAATTTTCTGAGCTCAATAGAGAAATTGTTGAGGTTAAGGTGGAAGTATTGGAGAGTAATAATAAGCTCTATGGTATAGTAGAGCAACTTATAAAAAATCAAAGAGTTATAGGCGAAGATATTAATGCCTTAGAAAGCAGTTTAGACACTTTGCTAAAATATATTAAGGCAGATAAGTGATGTGGCTGGAAAAGGTGGACTTAATAAAGATGGTGGCATCAACTTTGAAAGAAAAAGGAATTTCGAGACTAAGAAAGAGCCTTATGGGATTAACATTGATGAACCTCAGGAAGAAGTTGAAGAGCCTAAAGAAGAAAGAAACCTTGATGCGAAAGAACTGGCGAAAGCTGAGAGACTCAATGCTAAACTTCGCAAGGCGAAGGGAATTAATGCAACAGGATTCGCACTTAATGGAAGCACCATTATTGGTGCTCTTTTCTATCTTGACAGTCTGCTTGCCAATCCTGATACTCTTGATATGCTTAATAACTTAAATGGTATGCTAGGCTCGGATATTGATTTTGAATATATAATTACTACCATACAGGGTTATAAAGCTCAGATAATAGGTTTTGCTATATCTTCTCAGACAATGGTTATGGGATACAAAGATACAGTACAAAAGATGAAAGATAGAGGTGATGAAAGCTTCTATAATGTTTTAAATGAAGAGTTAGAAAAAGCAGGAATATAAATGTATGAAACATTTGACTACCATAAAGTAGTCGATAAAATGAGGCGGTATTTCAAGGATGCAAAGAACTTTATTGAAGTACCGACACAAAGCAGGCTTAGCATATTAGCAGCTTGTGAAGACCCTAATACTATAGCACAGTTTAACTTTGATGGAGTTGAATATCCTCTCCCTCAAACTGGACAAATGTGGCTTGAACATGAACTTTTAAAAAACCCCTCGGCTGAAGGGTTTTTTTGTATCTCGACAAGTTACAGGAATGAGCCTAATCCAATAGATGGAAGACACCAGAAGATATTTCCAATGTTTGAGTTTGAGACTAAAGGAAGCATGCAAGATATGCTGGTGCTAGAGTCTGAACTTTTAGAATTTTTAGGTTTTGAAAAGCACGGTATTCATTGTACTTACGATGCTCTCTGTGAGAGATATAGCACTGAAATCCTTGAGGCTGAGCATGAAGAATTGATGAATGAACAGATTGGTAACAAGATATTCCTCAAAGAATTTCCAAGAAGAACTCATCCTTTTTGGAATATGAAAGAAAACACGACTAAAGGAGTATTTAATAAAGTTGATGTTATTCTTCATGGACAAGAAACTATTGGTTCAGCTGAAAGAAGTTGTGATAAAGAAGAAATGAGATATAACTTTCTAAATCAAACTGATGGAGCTTATGCTAACTTATTGTTTAGTAAGTTTACAAAAGAAAGAGTTATGAAGGAGCTTGATGAGTTTTTAGAACATGATTTTTTTCCTAGGTATGGCGGTGGTATCGGCATGACAAGGATGCTTAGAGCTATGCAGTTAGAGGGAATTATTGGCAAGGAAAACGACTAAAAGCAAAGCTAGCACAGTTAAAAAGGTTAATAAGTTCGACTTAGATGTGATGAATGGTGGAGACGGGTTGCCTGATTGGATGCAATTTAGTATTACTCTGCTTATTTTCGGGTGTTTTTTTTGGATAATATACTTATTATTCCATCCAGTATTACAGCTTGAAGACAACTTTAGAGACTTGCTTAATATTATAGTAGGTACATTCTTAGCTTCCTTTGGTAAGGTTGTAGATTTTTGGTTTAAGCATAATAAGAAAAATGATTAGTAAGGTGGTGGAATTGGCAGACACGCTACCCTGTTTAGGTAGTGAACATCTAATGGGAGAGATGTTCGTGTAGGTTCAAGTCCTACCCTTACTGCATGGAGAATATATGGTATCATTAGGTTTTGAAAAAAAGATAGCAAAGATAGTTTTAGATTTAATAGATAACACTATTGGGAAGAAATTTCCAATGATAGATAAGCTTACGGATTTATTTCAAGAGCAACAGGTTTTAGAAAAGAAGGTTAAAGACCTTGAATTAAAAATAGATGCAATAGAATCAATAATAAAGGATAGTAATGAATAAGTTAGTTGCAGTATTGAAAAAAATACTGATAGATATGTTGATGAGCGAAACTTTGAAAAAAGATATAGTGAAGTCTTTAAACAAGAAAATGAATTTCCCTATGCTCAATGAAAAGCTTGAGGCTGAGCTTATAGAGGCAGTTGTTGATGCTACTTTTGAGGGTATGTCAGAGGCTTTAGATAAAAAATAACTATTGTACACCATTGTAAGTTGTTTTTAAAATAGGGGGTAGGTAAAACGATATTTAGTTTTACTTTCCTTATTTAAAAGACGGAATGTAGATACAGAGGCAGTATTAGGCTTGCCTCTGTTTTCTTTTCGTAAAAACAATGGAGACAATGCAATGAATAGTGAGGCGACCCCTTTTGCCGTATCGGCATCTTATTTAAAAAAATATTTCAGTAAAAATAAAATACAGCTGTCCCCTGATGCTGTAGAGCTCGTTCAAGGAATTATGCAACATGAACTAGAGCTTGTAATTGATAAATGCCACACCAATAATGTAAAGAGGCTGACATCTAAGAATATCTCTAATGCTAAAAAATGGTATAACAAATGAAGTTATATAAGCATCAAGAAGAGACTTATTCTTTTGCTAAGGGTAGAAATTGTGTTTACGCAGACCTTTCTGATTGTGGCACAGGGAAAACTATTAGCACTATAAATGTGTTTGACAAATACTGTCAGGCGTATCGAAAAAATTCAGGTGGAATGCTAAAACCTAAAGGTTTAGTGTTAGCACCGAAATCCATAATTGAGTCTTCTTGGGCGGAAGACTGTAAGCAGTTTGACAATATAAGAACTTCCTCCATTATAGGTTCTACAAATAACAAGCTTTCATCGTTACAGGAAGACTCAGACCTTTATATAACCAACTATGAAAGTGTTAATAATCCTAAGATATTTGCTCAGCTAGAGTCTATGAGATTTCATTTCCTTATTTGTGATGAAGCAGTAAGGTTAAAGAATCACAAAGCTAAATGGACTAAGGTTATAACAAAGCTTTCTCAGTCTATACCTTATAGGGTAATAATATCGGGATTGATTACGCCGAATAATCTAATGGAGATTTATTCTCCTTTTAATATATTAGAGCCAAGCTTATTGGGGAGAAGCTTCTGGCAATTTCGGTCAAGGTATTTCAATCCCGACCCTTATTCTTATATGAATAAGGCGTGGCTACCAAAAAAGAATGCACATAGAGATATATCCAACCTTATTAATGGTATGATAATTAGACATGATAAAGATAAGTGCTTGGACTTGCCTGACAAAATACATACTAAGCGTGTTGTGAAGATGACAGAATCTCAGCGTAAGCTATATAATGATATGAAAAAACAATTTATTGTGCATATCAAGGAAGTAGGCTCTGTTACTGCTCTTACTGCATCTACCCATTTAAATAAACTATCTCAAATATCTAGTGGATTTCTTTACGATGAGGAGAAGAATACACATTTTTTAGAATCTGCTAAGATGAAAGAACTTAGGAATCTATTTGACGGAGAGCTATCCTCTCAGCAAGTGATTGTGTTTTGCTCTTACAAGGCTGAAATGGAAGCGTTTAAGCACTTTTTCCCTAACCATGCGTATATTCATGGTGGGATGAGTGATTTAGCTTTAAAGGACAATATAGAAAGATTTCAAAAAAATGAATGTCGGTATTTATTTGCCAATATGAAAGCTAGTAAATATGGCTTGACATTTACGAACTGCTCTAATGTTATATATTATACATTAAACTATTCTCTTGATGATTTATATCAAAGCCAAGAGAGAGTGCATCGTATCGGGCAGACAAAGACATGCAATTACATATATCTGTTATCTGAAAAATCAATAGATACTCGTATATATAATGCAGTGATGAAAAAGCAGAGCTTAAATGATTTCATGATGGAACTCATTGATGACTCTGACAACATATAAAACAAAGGAAAACAATGGAAATAACAATTAATGTCAGAGAGGCTGACAATTTTAAATTCAACGAGGGTGATAGCGTGGCTAAAGCTATTCAGAAATGGCGTGCAATGGCTGATAAGATTGATACGCTAAAGATGCAAGCGTTAAAACCTTTCGAGGATGTGAAAAAAGAATTGGAGAAAGAGATTTCTACTATGCTGGATGTCCCTGAGAACGAGGAGCGAAGTGAGACTATTTCTGTTCATCAGTGTGCTAGTGCATACAAACAGAAAAAAATCAGTGCTAAGGTTCACGATTGGGAAATATTCCAAAGATACTTAGTTAGAAACGAACTTCAATATGCAATGCGAAAACAAGTAAACTTGAGTGCTATTGAGGAGATTCACGAACAAATAATGAACGGTGAATTACCTCAGCCTAAAGGCGTTGAGTTTACAACATTTAACAAACTATACATAAGGAGAAGCTAATAATGGCTGATGCAAAAACAATGCAAAAAACAAACAATGAAATCGAAATACCTCAAGATTACGACATGGGTTTTAATACCGATGATGTAAAAGTTCCTCAGATACTTTTATGGCAGAAAATGAGTGATATGCCTGAGTTCGAGGGAACAGGGGTTAAAGCGGGTGATTTAGTAAATCCTGTTACGGGAGAAATTTTAGGCACAAGTGTAGAATGTGCTGTAATCCGATGCTTTATAACTGCTAGAAAATATGGTGCTAAAGACCCTTTGACAGGTCGTAAAGCTATTGAGAAATATTCTAAGGATGGAATACATTGGGATGATGATGGTGCTAGAATACATCCAAATGAATTTAAGTGGAATGAAAAAGGTGACTATGCAATGAAAGCATATCACTATGTTGTTCTGCCTAAAGATTCTATTATGCCATGTGTTTTAGTATTCAGGGGTGCAAGTGCAAAACATGCAAAAGGTTTGAATGCAAACTTGATGTATATTAAGCCTTCTTGGAGAACTTGGTTTAAAATATCTGCTGTAATGGAAGAGTCTAATGGCAATAAGTATTATGTACTTAAAGCACAACCTCAACCTAAGAGAGCTTTATCTTCTGAAGAAGCTGATATGTGTTATGGATTTTATCAATCTAGCACGGCTAGCAATGCAGTGATGGATGATGACCCTGTTTATGAATAAACCAATATAGAAAAATAGGGGGTGTCCTAATAGAGTTGCAAGAGACCCACACCAAACCTCGCTTGCTTCTCAGCACCCCCTGTCTTTTTTAATAAGGAATACAAATGAAATTAAAAAGATTTAAAGAACTATTTCAATGCAGAACAGATGTTTATGCTGAGTGTTGGTATAGTAAAAAGTCTAAGAGATATGCCTATAAATCTGTAAAGAAATCCCTAAGTGATAAAATAATAAAAGAACATATTTTTAATAAGAAGAACTACGGTATCGGTGTTTATCCATTATTGGAAGGTAATATTACAAAGTGGATAAGTGCCGATTTTGATTTTCATTCTGAAAAAGATAAGAGTGAAATGTATGAAGCCATTACTAGGATGCGAATGATTGGTGATGATTTAAGATTGCATCATTATATTGAATTTTCTAAATCTGGCAATGGCGTTCATGTTTGGATATTTTTTGATAAACCTATTGATTCTTGGAAAGCTCGTAGATTTATGGGTGGGTTTCTCATGGCTAGCGGTGCTAATGATTTGTCTAGCATGGACAGGTTTTTTCCCTCTCAGGATAGATTGTATCAAACTAGCAAGGGTTTTGGAAATCTGATACACTTACCTTTCTCTGCATTTCATATTGAAAAGGGTACATTCTTTGATATGAACAATGCCTTTTTAAAGAATAATGAGGATGATATAGAATTATTCTTAGATGAGGTAGAACCACTTACGGTTGAGTATGTTGATACAATGCTAAAGAAGTGGGACTTGCTAGATAAGGTTGAGAGTGGTGTTGAGTATGAGGAAGATAAGATTGAATATGAATATTCTGCCGATGGATTACAACAAGTAATTCAAGACCCATTTATTCAGTGGTGTATGAAATATCCTGACAGAGTTGACTACCATGCTTGGGTAGCAATGATAACAAACCTTATTCCTTATGGTGATGAGGGGCGAGAATCTATTCACATGATTTCAAGGTTAGCACCTGAAAAATATGATAAGAAGTTGACTGACATGAAGATACTCTCTTGTGAGGGTATGAAACCTATTACATATAATTGGATTACTAAGAATACTAATTTTGATGAGAAAGTTAATGTAACTTATAAGTCGCCCGCAGTGGCGGGAATCAAAACATCGCACACTGAGAGTCCTGTTTATGAGCACAATGGTAATTACTTTTTAAAACAGAAAAGAGATGTTAAAAGGCTTTCTAATTTTTCAATAGAGCCGACTAAAGTTGTCCGAATAGAAGATAAGATTACTAGAGTTTGGAATATCATAGCTGAAGATTGTGTGCTAAAAGATGTGCATCTTAGCAGTGATGAGCTAAGTGGTACTCAAACTTTCAAGCGTAAGATTATGGGATTGTATCATAAGCTGTTGTGGTATGGCAATGACCTAGAATTAATCCATGTGCTAGATTATATTAATCAGCATTACCCTAATATCCCTATGGTTAAAGGGAGGGAGAGTGTTGGTATGTTTAGAGACCCTGTTTCTAAGAAGTGGTCAGTGCTGACTCAGCTACATTGTTGGGATAAGGATTCTTCTAAGTCTGATTTTATTTATTTTAATCCCGCTTGTAAGAAGGAAATTGTATTCACTCCTGAGCAGAAAATCTCTAAAGCAGAGGTTGCTAACATTAAGAAGTTGCTATTTCAGTTCAATGACTTTGAGATATGTTCTACTATTATAGGGTGGTGTTTCTCTTTATTTGTAAAACAGAGACTGTATGAAGCTCATAGTGTTAGATTCCCTGTGCTAATGATTCACGGGCAAGCGGGGTCAGGGAAGTCAGAAACAGCGAGGCATTTAATTCAGCCTACATTCGGAGACATTGCTAGCATGATGAGGGTTGATGATATTACTAGCTTTGCTTTCACCGCTCAAGGCTCTAGCACTAATATGTTTCCTTTGGTGTATGATGAATACAAACCCGCACTGTTTGATAGAAGTAAGATTAAATTAATATCAAGAATGATTCGTGGGTTATACGATAACGAGACATCTCTTCGTGGCACTAAAGACCTTAGTGTTAAGGAGTTCAAGATATTCTCTCCCGCAGTAATAATTGGTGAACAAGGATTTGAAGAGCCAGCACTTAAAGAAAGAAGTATTGATGTATTCTTCGCTAAAGATATTAGTACCAAGTTTGTAGACAATTTCGTTGAATTATCGAAAGCACCGCTGACAAAGTTTGGCAACGCCTTCTTAAATTGGTCTCTAACGCTCCAAACTGATTTCATTTTTGATACTTATCGTAAGAATATCAAGGAAAACGGCAGAATTTACAGTAATATCGCAGTTTTGCAGTGCGGAATTGACCTTCTAAAGCAGTTTTTTGAAAGTTTTGGTCTAGGATTAAAGGCAGATTTGATAAAGAATGCCATATATGATTCTCAGATAAAGGCTCAAACTGTGTCAGGACAAACTCGTAGCGTTGTTGATAATATTGTCGAAGCTATATTTGTTATGAAAGATAGCGGTTATGTTAATGGCAGTATGATTGAACTAGGAGTGGATGATGCTAAGATTCATACACCTACAATATATCCAATGTTTAAGAAGTGGGCGAGGGAATTTGATTATGAGGGTGAAGTTTTATCTCATAATGAATTTGTTAAGCAGTTAAAGCACATGTCTTATTACGAGGACTACAGGAGTGTTCGACTCACTAGCAGTGAGGATGTTAAAAAGTGTAGGGTTTTAAATCTAGGTAAACTTAAAGAAATGGAGTTGGTTGAATAATGGCAAGCAGACATGTAATAAAAAGAGATATGATAGGGACTAAGTATGCAGATTGCTTGACAATAGAATGCGTCAATCTCTATAATACTGAATATAAAAAAGCGACAGGTTATTGCAAACCTTGTGAGGATAAGAGGAGGAGAGATGAAAAAAGCAAAGTGTCTTAATTGTGGTATTGATATGTATGTAGGATGTGATGTTATGTGTATGAATTGTGGTTTCGCTATGGACTGAGACGATGCTAGCACACGCAGCAGGTTGCTGCCAGAAAAAAAATCCCAGCCCCCAGTGAAAGGTTCTAGCACTACGCAGCAGGTAAGAAAGCGTGCTGAGTTATGAAATGTCCTCGCTGCGGAGCAGATTTTATTTGGGGAGGTGACCATGATTACGAAGATTATGGTTACGAAGGAAATGGTATTGTTAGTAATATGAGTTGCCCAACAGAGTGGTGCAATGCTAGTGTATTATTACTATTACCTGAATCAGTTAGATTAATTGACATCATTGAAAAGGTAGCTAAAAAAGAAGATAACTTAGCCAAAAATACAGAGAAAAGTGAAAAAAGTGATTCTTCAGAAAATGATGAAAAAGAAAAAATTCGTTGAGCCAAACGGATGAAAGTGCGGTAGTTCGCAATGATGAGTAGCAAAAAGGGGTTACATGTAACCGATTTCTTGGTTTTTGTAACCTCTTTATCCTTGCTATTTCTCTTCGGTTGTAACCGATGTAACCGATGTGTCGGATGTTTTCATACACCTACACTGAGAGACTACTTGCGAGCAGATTAGGGTGTGTAACCGCAGTTACATGGGTACATTCAATAAAAACAACAACTTAGGAGGTTACAATGGGTAAAAAAGAGGTTACAAGAGGTTACAAAGAAAAAGACTCTAGTATTAATATCATAGAGGATAAGGATTATGTTAAGTTTATTGCATATACTGAAAAGCTTAACACCACCTATAAGAATATGTCAGATGCTGAGTTGACAAGGCATATTGGTAATTGGTTGAAAGGTCGGAAGCACATGGAGCAGTTGAGTGTTTCTTACGATGAAGATGTGGTATTCCCCGAAGCGTTGTTTATGGAGAACCCTGATTCTGATTTACCTTTTGACGAAATTGGTGAGGACTGTGGTATTCTATGGTTTAATCCGATGGTGGACGGAATAAAAAAAGTTGGCGTTTGGGGAGGTAGCACTGAACGGGATAAGGAGGGATTTATTAGGCTTAATGCTAACTATGCCAAGAGAATCTTCGGGAAATCTGATGTTAAGAATGCTAGGAACAGGCTTTATTTAATCAACATGTTTGATGCGTTCACGCTATGCTAGAAAAAGACATCCAAAAAAAGATTATGAAGTTCTTGAAATCGCTTGACAATGCTAGCTTTGATGTTACGACAATCGGAATGTATGGAAACAAAGGAACGGCGGACATTGTCGGCGTGCTATGCGGTCGATATGTTGCTATCGAAGTCAAACGCCCCAAGAAATACGCAACGGCATTACAGAAACATTGGCTAGAGACCAAGACTAAATGTGGTGCTATTTGTTTCGTTGCTACAAGTGTTAGAGAAGTTGAGGAAAGATTAATCGAGGAAAATTTAATATAACAAAAAACCCCCCGTAGGGGGGTTTTTTGTTAATCGGTGCTAGGTAACTAAAGTTACTTTTTAGTCATCTCCTCAACCCAACTTTCAATAAGAGCCATTAATACTGACCGCATTGTCATATCTTGCTTAGCACAACAGGCTTTAAATCTCCGCCACAACGCTCTGTCGTAATGCAGATAATAATAACCCTGTGTTTTCGGGTCGTGCTTGGTTTGTTGTTCATTTGTTCTCGGCATTGTGTATCTCCTTAATATATTCAGTAAATCGTTTAGGTAGCACAACTTTGAAATTGCAATCTTCGCAACATCTGCCATTGTTTACAGGCTGAGCGTTGTGAGATTGAATATCCTCTATTTTGGTGCTACAAATACTACATTTAATTTTTTTCAAAGTCCTAACTCCTTTAATTGTTTGTGAACCTTCGGCTTTTCCTCATCAGATATTGACTCGAAATGTTTCATCAATATATGATAGGCTTTTTCATACCTGTCTGCATCCTTAGCACATTTACACTGAGAAATTACACTAACCTCATCTCTTCTTAAATCGTGCTGATACCAATACTCAGTATTGCAGACAATGCAAACCGCTGAATTATCTATTGTCATTTTTTCTCCAATCTAAAATTCCTAGCAGTAAGTGAGTGACGAGAAAAACTCCACCACTCACAACCAATGTCCACAAAAATCCGTTCGAGGTGCTAGGGTTGAAAAGTAAATCAACCCATAGCGACCAACAGATTAAAACAGGGATAGCGTAGCCAAGTGCTAGAAATCGCATTACGCCTCTCCCATTTTATCGACATCAACACCTAAATCCCGCATTTCTTTTGTGATTCTCTTCTCTGGATGCAGAATTTCATCGTTAGACTCAATCCCTTCGGATTTTTTCCACTCTGAGAATGTCATCACATCGGGGAAAATTTCCTTAAATTTCTCTTCATCGCTGATAAGTTCCATAATCCCCTTTAAAGACTCTTCACCGCTTGGCACTCTGCCTTTAATCGCCATTTTTATAAATCGGTTACTATGTTTATTATCATTTCCCCATTCCCTAACAAAATCCATAGCACTTGTATTCCCATTAGAAATATCAATCCTTAGCAAGTCCATGAAATTAAAAGTGAAAACTCTGAGCGTTTCTTTACTCATTTGGTTTTTATCTAGCACCTCTTCAGGTATTTCAATTCGTGCTATCGGTTGGACTCTGCAAACGGAATGCTCTTCATCCGCTCCTATCTCTTCCGTTACTGATAGGAGAAATACAGAATCTTTACGAGAATCACTCCAAACAATTTGAGTTTCTAATCCAATCGGCGATGTGCAAATTAAAGTTTCATCTTTTGTTTCATTATACCCATCAAAGACATTACCCATTGCTGAATCCTTAAACGATGCCCAAGACATTACTTTATTATTTGGTTTTTTCCAAAAGCTAGCACTTTTTATTTCCTTAGCTTTAAAACTATGAATATCTTTTATTTCAGATAATTTTGAAATTGATGCTGATTTATTTTTTGCCATGTTATTTACTTTCCTTATTTGATTTAAAAAATTCATCAAACGACATAAAATAGCTGATGCCGTCCGATGTTCCTGTTTGTTCTTTTCGATGTGCTAAGACATTATCTTGAAACGTCTTATCCAAGTCCCAAAGTTTACTTATTTCGTCCTTAGAAAACTCTTCTAAGCCTTTATCTGTATATCTCAACAAATACTTATTGTTCTCTGTCTTAATAACAATATCATAACCTTTATTAGCCTTAGATATTTCAAGAGAATCTAACTCATTTATAATTTCTAAAAATACAGGCATATAAACATCTTTAACAATCTTATGAAATCCGCCTAGATTTTTATTAAATTGAGCAATCTCCATCCAATCATGATTCAATGAGCATTCACCGCAAACGGCGTATGAACCAACTAGCACGCCACCCATTGTAAAACGCCCATCACCATTACAGAAATCGCAGATAACCTCACTACCAATATTTGAAATCATTTCCATTATTCAAACTCCTTTTGCATGGTGTGAAAATACATTGCAATTATGCCAACGATGCTAGCAACAAATCCAATCGTCCAAAAAATATGAGTCGATTGAATTATCAGCAAATTATAGCCAACCATGCAGAGCGTGAACATCACGAACGATGCTAGCCAAATTAGCACATAAAGTGCTTTTGATAAAAAATTAAATATTACTTTCATTATTCATCTTCCTGTATTTCTGATAAAGTACAAAGCACATTTACACCTAACGACTCAAAGGCATTATCTACCTCATCTTGCATTGCGATTAGGTCGTATATATACTTACCATCAATCCTACTATTAAACCCACAAATAGGGATTGCTATGAATTTATGATTTTTATAGTAATCATCTATTTTATTTACTGCATTTACTTTCATTTACTTTCCTTTTTTTTATTTAAAAACGAGTGGTCGGGAGCGGACTCGAACCGCTCTCTAGGTTACGACAGAAACCTAGCACCATGCCAACCAAGTAGCTAGGCTTAAATGCCTAGCTTTTTCTTGAGATTTGAAATCATGGTTTTTTGGTCACCATCGACCCAACGCTTACTCACTACACAATCTAAGCCAAAAACCTCTAAATCCATCTCAGTCCATTCACCTCTAGCATAACCATTGAAACCGCCTAACGCCATTCCCTGTGAACGAAATGTGCAACCTCTGAAAACACCTTCCAAGCCTACATTTGAAATTCGTTCTAGGTCGATAGCTTGCTGAGAACCTTTTAAGCATGTTTTAAAACCGATTGTCACATCGTCATCATGCTTGGCTAAAATTGCTCGCTCAGGTCTCTCAAATTTACTTTCTGTTCGCTGATTGAAAACAAAGCTAGTTTGAGAACCTCTAGTCCTGCCAACCTTGTATATTTCAAGAGAATATCCTTTTTTCTGTATCTCCCTAGCAAGTGCAATGCCGATGCCTGTTATTTTTGCAAAGGTGCTAGTTTTGTTATCCCAACTTACACCAACATCAATCCCTAGGCGGATAACTTGTGCTTTGCCTGTTTTCTTACGACTAGACCAATAATTTTCATCACCGCTCATAACTCTGTCGATATCCAACTCAGCACCATTATCGGAATAAACTCGCTTACGCTTAATGCTCTGCAATTCGCTCTCAGTGTTGGCAAAGCTTTGGCTAAAATTATTCTCATATTCCTCAACTTGTTTTAGAGTCCGCTTATCTGCTAAACCTTGCTCAATAGCTTTTTGAGTTTTTTTCCATGAGCCAAACTCGTCAGTTTTACCGAATGCCCACCGCAAATCATCATTATCAAAAATATCAGGATATTTCTCATCTCGGCAAGCATACTCTAAGTTTTTATTCATGGTTTCATAATAATAATACTCATTTTTCTCATACTCTGATGACATTGGATTTGCTAGCACAAATTTTTCTCTGTCTTGCCTATTTTTATCCATACATGTCCTGTACTCATCGTATAACTTAGCATCATGTAACTCAGAAATTTCATCATCCCAAGAAGAGATAGCATAAGCATGAACATCGAAACGCTCGTCAGCTTGAGCCGTAACCGCACTTACATTAGCCTTCATGGTGCTAAGTGGTGCTGATAAATATTTAGTTTTAATATCCATTATTTACGCTCCAATCTTAACTAGTTCAGAAGAAAACTCGCCAAGCAAATCAGAAATTTCTAATCGGTTTACATCCTGTTTTGACCATCCGATGCAGATTTGATTTAAAATGTCTTTTAGCATTCTATCACCGCCACCAAGAGCAACATATTTTATACAAGCATCTCTAAAGAGCCTAGTAGAAATAACTTTATCCATTTTATGAGCCTGTACTCGTTTTCTAACGGCAGTTAATATCTTAAATATAGCATCACCGCCATGCTCTGCCAATTCAACCTTAGAATCATTATAATTGTAGCTACTCATACAGAATGATTTTTCTAATTTTGTATCATATCCGACCTCATGCCTAGAGCAAACAAATCTGTCTAAAGTCGCTGAGTCCATTTTATTTCTACCTACATATTTAAAAGAGCCGTTATCTGTTCCGTAAGTGTTCATAGCACCAAGAAAGTAGAAATTTTCATGTTGCTTGGCAGTCGGATTGTCTTTGCGGTTTGGCACTGATGCAAAGCCGTTGGCAAGTGCTGAGTTTAAACTTACTAGCACATTAGCATCACAAGCATCCATCTCATCCATCAGAAATAATCCGCCGTTTTCATAGCAATCAACAAAATCAGCTTGAACATAAGAGCCATCGAATAACATTCTACCCGAGACATGAGCCTCAGCCATACCTTCAGAACATGAAATATGTTTAAATTGAACGCCTAGAGCCTTGGCTAATTGACCACCCATAAACGTTTTTCCTGTACCCGCTTCGCCAATCATTAATGCTTTATTGAATAATGTTAAATCAGTTAATACATGCTTGAATTTTGGATGAGTATGCTCTTTAATTTTAGTAATCTCAGCACCATTTATGGTGATGTTCATCTCTACTGCACCGCTTGCACCGCTAGCATTTTTAACGGCGGTTTTCAGTTTGCCAATTTCTTTATTCAATGTATTGAATGTACCAACGCTAGCACTATTCAAAGTATTGACGGCATCAGCAACACTATTAATACCTAGAGCGTTATGAACCTCTTCAATATGCATTAATCCGCTATTCGTTACAAATTGAGTTTCGCTATCCTCGGGTAGTTCTACCATCGGCGGAACATCAGCAGAACCATCGTCACCATCATTATTATCAGAATTACCATCAGCATCAGAGTCAGAGTCACCATCACCATCAGAGCCATTATCACCATCAGCACTTTCACCGCCACCGCCGTCACCATCATTACCATTACCATCAGCACCGCCGTCCTCTTCACCATCAATGCCTTTTACCTTAGCACCGCCCTCACCTTCAGAACCTAGCTCTTCGGTTTTTACTCTGCCATCGTCACCATCAACATTTTGATTGATTAAAATCCATTCTATCAAATCAGCTTTGCCTGTTGTTTGAACCCAACTAGATTTATTGCCCCGTACTCTGCAAATTTCCATTGCTAATTCTCTTAATGAGTTCGTTCCCCGAACCGATTTATTATTTAAAGTTTGTCTGTCGTATTTCATAACATTTCCTATTTATTAATTAAGTTAAATTCGGTCATCGTGACCGATGCTTAATATAATATGTTCTCTATGATATAAACCTAATACTTTTTTTATTCTCTATGATATTAGTGCTAGCTAGTAAAATATATTAGATAAATATTTAGTGTAATTTTGAGCAGTTCACCGAAGGGAAAATTGAGATTATGATATTTATGATAGAACGTGCTAAGAAAAATAAAAGTTTGTTAAACGGCGTGCTAGATAGCTTAAAATGAAAATCGATAAATTGGCTAAAAATGTTAAAAAAAAATTAAATAATTACTCTATGATAATAAATTATTGTTATTATTTATTAAAATTATATTCTCTATGATGTTAATATTTTAAACTTGGCTAGCACTGACGGCATAGCTAGGAAAGTATAAATAATATTTTTTAAATTTCAAGTGCTAATAATAACTAAATACAGGCATTTTATGAGTCAAAATTTATATTCATTGATTACGGATATTAACCAAGAAAGTATTGCTAAGCTACCTAGTGACGCTCAAATGTTCCTAAATGATTACTCTGCAAGCATTGCTAAGGGTGTTACCGCAATTAGCACCGCTTGCAATGATTACGGCTATAACTTACTTAGGATACAACAACTTAGGGCGAAACACAAGGAATTTTCAGCAGTGCTGACAAAGCTGAGAAAGTATGCGGACTCAGTCGAGCTAGCTAAGCTAGAGCAAGTTAGCACCGCCAACGCTGAGAACCCTAAGAGCGTTACAGAGCGTATATTTAGATTAAAATCCTTGGATGCTAGCCGATACAGCGACAAAAAACAGGTGAACCACAGCGGAGAAATAAACATTTCATTTGGTTTGGGCGTTGTGGGCTACGCTAGCAATGATACACCGCCACCAAGTAAAGAAATAAAATCAACTATCAAAGCTAGCACCGCCAAGCCAAGCAAGCAAAGCAAGCAGAGCAGACATAGGAGCAAGAAATTCAGTAACTCCATAGCTAGCACCATCAACAATATTAATGCTCGAGCCGATAAATAGGGCGGGGGTATGCGACCCGACCCGCCCACACTACGTTATATAGCGATGTACTATAGAAATCAAGGAGAACCTCTATGATAGAGCAAGGAAGTGATATATATATCGGCTTCAGAAACGCCGACAGCGACCCATCCCCAGCATTGCCAGCTCAGGAAACTCTGCTTAAAAGCAGACAGAAACATGTTTTAGCCGCTGGTTCATTGGGTTGGGGTAAAACTGACTGGCTTGTAGTCCAAGTTATTATTGAGGCTATGTCATTTAAGAATAATCTTATAGTGCTAGGCAGAAAAACGCTAGCAGCGTTGAAGAAATCAACATTGATTTCCTTGTTTGATATAATTGACCATAGATTAATTCTTAAACATGATAAGCAAGACCAATGTATAACTTTTATAAATAACTCTAAGGTCTTTTATATGCAATTAGATGAGAGCCGTGAAGCGGTGCAAAAGGTGAAGTCTATGAATATCGGTGCTGTCTTTGTTGACCAGATTGAGGAAATTTCGGAGAATACATGGATAGCTTGTATTGGTCAGCTAAGGCGTAAGAATGCATCTAGGCGTTCATTTGCGACTGCTAACCCTGCGGGGCATGACTGGGTATGGAAAAGGTTTGTGAAAAAAGGTGGGATGAATGAGAATTATTTTCTTGTTGAGGGTAAGATATGGCGAGAAGATGTGCCACCCCCTACTAAGCAATCTGATGTCAAGCCTATTTATTGTGATAATTCAAATTTGACATGGGATTATATTGTGGATAGGTTAGCACAACCTGAGCGTTGGGTAAAGCGGTTTGTCTTTGGTAGCTGGGATAACTATGAGGGCTTAGTTTGGGATATGTTCGATGAGAAGGTGCATGGGATTAAGCCGTTTGAGATACCGCATTGGTGGAATAGATATGTAGTGCTAGACCACGGTCATCGGAATCCCACTGCTGTCGGCTTTTTCGCTGTTAGCGGTGATGGCGATGTGTACTTGTATGACTTGCATTATCAGGCTGGAGAGTGGGTTGACCATCATGCGGGTGCTATCTGGTCAAAAATTGGTGAAGACCAGATTACAAGGTTCTTGGCTGACCCTAGTATTTTTCATAATAGAGGCGGACTAGCAACGGATACAACGATAGCGGGGCAATATGAGGAGTACGGATTGTTTTGGGACAGTGCAATGAATGATGTCAATGGTGGGCTTGATAGGGTAGCACGGTATTTAAAGGCTGATGCGATGACAGGAACGCCTAAGTTTTATTATTTTAACACGCCACAAGTTGAGCCATTTGTAGAGGAGATGCAGAACTATAGGTGGGATGATAAAGAGGGTGTAAAAACGGCGTTAACAGAAAAACCAATAAAAAAACATGACCATGCTTGTGATGTATTGAGATATTTCATAAATTATATGGACGAGAGCGTTGAACCATTGCCGATAAATCGTAGTCCGCAGTGGTTAAAAGGTAAACAATCTACGAACAGCTGGAAGGTGATTTAATGAGTGCTAGCACAATATGGAATCCAAAACTGGAGGTTTCAGTATATTCAGGTTCAAAGAAGAAATCTAAGACTAAAAAAAAGTCTAAGAAAAAGAAATACACCAAAAATGGGATGGGCTGTTAGTGTACCAAGAAACGCCTAAAGACAGAAATAAGAGTGAAGATGCTCCACATTTGGCGGAGCTTACGGATATATATGAATGGATGCTGGCTGGTAATTCTGATGATATAAATAACTTCAAAAAATATATGGGTTATTACACAG